GTCCCCGGAAGCGCCAGCTGCTCCCGCGAATAGGGGGGGGGCTATCGGCTCCGCGGAATCGGATTTCCTTTTTCATCGAACTCGCATCTCGGCTTTTCTTTTTGATTTCCGCAATATCCATGTACTTCATCGTGGCAAGCCTTGCACAAATACTCAAGATTATCATGGCTGAGAGTAACGTCTGGATTGCTTATGTTTGCTGGTGTAATGTGTACCTTGTGATGCACGATATACCCGAGAGCATGATGGCATCGCTCACACAACCCGCCATCCACGCTTTGCCGCTCGGCTATGTAAGAGGCTCTGCACCGAGCCCATGCCTTGGACTTATAAAAGCTCCTGGCATAATCATGCGCCATGCTTAATCCCGCTCCCGCAATACGGAGGTTTTGGAATCCTGCTGCCATGCCGAGGATGATAACCTCTATTATGCGATAGTGCTTCTGCAAGCTGGACTGCGTATGCCCCGGCAAACAATCCCCAGATAAACTCAATCGTATCCATCACCCCAAAATAAAAGCGCACCGCCGAAGCGATACGCTGGAATATTCAAAACGTCGGTCTGTTCCCAGCTGCTTGGTGTCACCCGCAGGTCCGGCCTGCTAGGCCCCGGCTTTTGCCGTGCCCGGTGGCAAATAAAGCGGCAGTTTTGCCACATCAGCTAAGTGACTAATTCTGCCGCATAGAAGGAAAGGGGTGTCAGTCTGGTATTCATGCCGCCCCAGGCAGGCGGCGGGAAGTTCTCCCCGAACTTCCATGGTACCAGAATATCACGGAAGTACGTCCTCAGAACGGCATGACTAAATTATTTTCTTCTTTTTTGCCAGAAGATAATAAAACCTGTGCTGCTCGTTTCGGAAATACTTTTCGCAAGTTTTCAGTCCATAGATTGACCGCAGATAGTACCACGGCATATCCTGTGTTACCGCCCTGATGATGTTCTGATAGTCCTCCGCGCTCGCCTGTATTGCCGCCTGCTCGATCATTTCACAGTCATGTGATAAAACGGCCGCCCGCTCCGCATTGTCCTCTGTGGGCTGCCCTGCGTCGTTTCCGTGCGGCATCCCGGTAATCTGCGGGGAATGGTACGGCCTTCGCAGATCCGCCAAACGCTGCTTTTTGTAGGGATACTGAAGGCAGAAGTTATGTAGTTCGCGGTAGGCATATTTGCCGATATTGTACTCGTCCAGTTTCAGGTCACGCTTGCTCGCCATCTGTTTCACCAGCTTTAAAATTTTCCAGTTTTTTCATTGCTTCGGCTATAAAATGCTTTGTCTGGCCTTCGCTGTATCCAATTTCGCTCGCAACGACTTTGCAAGGCACTTTGCGGCCGTCCATGCTCATGAAAGTTTTTTCGAGTATAGCCCTTTCTGTTACAGTCAAAGTTTGCAGTGCATCCCGAAGCCACCGCTGCTGTTCCTGCAGCCTGATTATATTTTGACGGTGAAAATTAATTTCCTCGTCAAAGTACTTGCTGCCTTCCATGGCATCCGAAAAAGTCCGGTCACTTGCAGAATTGCCATGCGGCAGCCCTGAAACCTGGGCAGACTTCGGAGAAAATTTTTCCCTTTCAGATTCACAGTTTCGGATAATTTCAAGTTCATCCGAAATTATTTTTGGCGTTCTGTGATAATTCATAAGGACATTTTTAATTTCCTGCTTTGTCATGCCGATCTTTCCTCCTGCTCTTTATAAAATCTTTGAGTTTTATCCCGCCCATAATTAAATTGCCGATAAGCAACCCGAAACCATACAGGGCTCCAAGGATAATCATCCACACAAAAACTGTTTCCATCAAATTTTCCTTCTGTCAATAACTGCAATCGCCTTTCAGTGCACAAGTGCATAAATAACCTTGTTTTCTATACCCCACATGAGAAAAAAATAATATATATATATAAGGTATGGGGAAAAATGTACTTTTCTGCACTTGTGCACTGTTTTAATTCTATTAAGCATTTTTAAATTGAACGCCATGATAAATTTGACATGACGGAATTAAAGAAATCTTTTGAAATAGTCGTTTTCCACTCGACGCTCGGCGTTCAAATTTTTTCAGCATTTCGGTATTAAACTTTCGGCTGCTCATTTCATACTCGTTATTTTCTTTTGCCCATTTAACATAAGCCTCATATAAATCGTGATCCCATTCTTCCCCAGTTCCAGTTTCGCAGCACTCTGCAATAAACGCGCTGATAACGTCCATCTCAGAGCGGTATTCCGCCGTTGCCTGCTTTACTGCGTCCGGCTGCTCCAGTCCCTCTCTCTGCCACAATAAGCAGCCGTCAACGGCCCATTTGAGGATGCCGGAAAGCTCATGCTGCAGCTTAAATTTCAGGCGTTTGTCTACTTTTTCTTCCGGGATGCAGACTGTAAACGGGATAAGGCAGATCCGCCTCCAGATACCGACATCTGTCCCACGGATCACAGGTTTGTGGTTTGTGGACATCCATAGTTTGAATTCCGGATAAAATTCAAATTCATTTTCGAACTTTCGGCTTGCGGTCACTTTGTCGCCGCCGGTAAGCTGCTTTATAAGCCCTTCGTTTAACCGGACGCCTTCGTTTGGCTCGGAACACGTAACAAACCGGGCGCCTTTCAGGCGGGCAATATCGCTCGTGGGTCCGTTCGTCCCGGGCTTGACCATGATTGTCTCCGGCTGGATATTTGTTGCATAATCGCCGAGAGCATCGCTGATTATTTCCAGAAATGTTGATTTCCCATTCCGTCCGGTCCCATAGCAGAAAAAGGTACACTGCTCCTGCGTAGAGCCGGTAAGGGAATAGCCAATCGCTTTTTGAATGTAGCGGATCAGCTCCTGATCGCCGTCGAATGTACTGTCAAGAAATGAATCCCATAATGGGTGGTCGATTTTGTCCGTATATTCGCAGTTCGTTATTTTCGTAATGAATTTGTCTTTATCGTGAGAGTACAGACTGCCATTTTTCAGATTAACAATCCCGTTCGGCGTACATAAAAGTACTCTGTGGGTATCCAGCTGGTCGGGAGTAATAGGTACCCTGTGCTGCGATTCTTTCACCATTGCCTCTTTCGCGGCGCTGGACCGCGACTTTTTCAGATGCTTTTCAAATGCCTTTGCCGCTGCGTCGCTGTCCTGGTCCTCGGGAGCATTTTTGACGTAGTAGTTTTCGTCGCCCCGCATGGCCTCAACAATTTCATCCGCCATGCGCTTGATCGCGCCAGTGATATCAAGTACCCAGCGCCGGCCGTCGTAATACAGCCATGACTTATTTACATAACTGTACCGGATTCTGTCGCCGAAGGTATCAGTCAGGCGCTCGGCATTGCCCGTGTCGTCGAACGAATAGAGCTTTTTCTGCGCAGGTTTCGCGGCCGGCTGCCCGATTGTAATCTGGTATTTCGCCGCCGGCTCATAGACACGCGGGCAGTCCTTGATTGCCTTGTGGAGCGTAATTTTCCCGTATGTGCTCCCGGATTGTTTGCGGTCCCACTTTTCCCGCATCAGACCGGACGCGCGGAAGATTTTGTCCATGAGCTGCTCGTCACATCTGCACCAAAAAGCAAGCATATTGCAGAAGCCGAGATCCGCTTCCGACTGCGAAGTATACATACTGTCCCATTTGCCGGAATAGAGTTTGCTGAATGCTTCGCGTTGCTTAGAATTTTCTATAAGGCGTATGATCTCGGCCTCTGACAGATTGAGCGGCGCTGGATGTTCTATGCCGGTCGTTGGTTCAGTGCCGCCGCCGATATATTTTTCATGCAACGGTTTAATTGCCTCTGTACAGTCGCGCACGTCGGCGTACTCCGCCGCCGGACGCCCGGTCATGATAAAAAATCGTCCGGAATCGTACATTTCAACGTTGTTTTTCCGCCGCCCGGCGGGCGGGAGCTTGCCCCGGCAGATGATATGTATTCCGTGCCCGGACTGCGAATATTCGGCGTAGCTCTGTAGTGTGTGGATAAATTCCGCGACGATGTTGTCCGTCTCGCCGTGCCGGTAGTCCTCAATGGCGCCTTCCACACCGTCAATATCGACGCCGAAAAAGCCGGAGCCGCTGAA